GACTAGTCAAGTCGCCCCCAGCCTTCCCATGCCGCGCCTAGCCGACTAGCCATCACTGTTCATCGCTTCGCCATGACCTTCTGGTTGAACGTCACCTGCGTCATGGGCAGCTTGCGCTTCAGCTGGTGCTTCAGCACGAGCTTCACCTGGTTGAGGTGCTGGCGCTCAGCTGACATGGCAGCCTTGCCGGCGTAGCGCGGGTTGAACCGGGTCAGCTGGGAGTGATCCCCAACCGCCATCACTCATCGCCCACGGTATGGGTGGGCTGACCCCGGTAGATCTGGTCGATCATGGGCTGCAGCTTCCCTGGGCCCTGACGTGGCACCGTTCGACGGGGCGACGAGGACACGGGGTTAGCGTGGGGATCACGCCGGTCATTCCACAGGGTCTGGATGTCCATGTAGTCGACCGGTACGCCCTTGACCTTGGGTTGCTTCATGCGCCCTTCTTTCTCTGGGTCCGAAGACGCTCGACGTGGCTGATCTCCTTAGGCGTGGCAGCCGGCCCACCCCCGGTCACCCGGTCATACAGGGACTTGGCCGCGGCATGGTCGATCGGCACCACCGGGTTGCGCTCAGCCTGGGGATACTGCCGGCCCAGGGGAGACGCTTGCTTGGGCAAGCTGCGGTTCCCGGTCTGGCGGGTCCGCATCTCCCGGGCGTAGTCCGGATCCTTGTTGGCCTGGATCCGCTGCTCCGTCCAGGGCACCTCCTGGGTCATGGTGGCCGGGAGCCCAAGCTCCTCAGCCGCTCCCCTGGTGGCGTAATTATTCAGTGCATGGTTGAGGGAGGCATTTTTGATGCGGGGGTCGTTCACCACCGTCGCCTCTGAGATGGGCGATTTCTTCCTCATGTGCTTCTCGCCAGCTGGGCCCTCCGAGGCCACCGTCTTGGCGATGCTGGTCCCACTCTTGGCCGACTCTCCGGTCTTGATGCTGGTGGGTGGCTGCTGTGTGGACATCGAGTGCATCCATGTGTCCTCCGCAGTGTCAGCCTGGGACGACAGCACGCCCTCCTGTGACCGCCGCTGGGGCCGGATGTCAGGCAGGGTGTGCCGGCCCGTGCGCTTGCTCTGTTCGATGCCGGTCAGCCCCATCCGCATGGTGGCAGCCCGATGCTCCTCACTGCCAGGCGTGGCCGCGGCAGCCCCCAGGGCGGCGCCAGCTGCTTCGGTGCGACGCTGCGTTCTCTGCTCTTCTGTTTCGCTGCGAAAACCCCTGGGTGTTCTCTGACCACCACGGACGCCGGCAGTGCCCCGGCGCTGGAAGTCTCTGGCCCGCGCCATGTACTCCAGGTGGGTCTCACTACCAGGCACCGACTCCGAGGTCGACTTCTCGTAGCTCCACACCTTGGGCGAGGAGTGAGGGTCGATGGTCTCCTCCCTGGAGCGGTCACCCCGCAGGTGCTCGATCGAGGCAGTGGCGTTGGCCGCGCCCCGAGCCGCCCCCACGTCCTCAAAGTTGGCCGTGGACTGGATGGGGGTGCCCTGGTTGCGCTGGTCAGCAGCGATGGAGGCCACGCCGGCTATGTGAGCGGCGTGCATGTCAGAGAGCCTGACGTTCTTACCGATCCAGGACTTGGGCATGGGGGGCCCACCGTTGCGCTTGACCGAAGCAGCCGAGGCGGCATGGATCTCCGGGGTGATGTGCACGGTGTGCTTGCGCTGGTTGGCAACCATGTCCATGAGGGCCCCACCGGCCTTGAGCTCCGTCTCCGGGTTGTTCATGGGGCTCATGTTGGTGGTGGCCGTGATGGCCTTCTGGGTGTCGATGCCGTGCTTACGCGCTACGGCGGCGATGCGGGCGTGGTGGGTGAAGTACCAGCCAGTACCCCTGGGTACCTCCTCACCTTCCTCCTGGGCGCGCTGGCGCGCCTCGTGCACCCGCTGGACCCGGACCCCCTGGGCCCCCTCCGTCGTCATGGGGATGTCCTTGACGTGAGGAGCCACGGCCTCCATGGAGGTCAGCCGCTTCTTGGCCCCCTCCCGGTACTGAGGCTTATTGGAGACATTCTCCACCGCCTGACGCGCCTGCTCGATGGACCCGGCCATGTTGGTCGCGACCATGCCCATGTGCCGCCAGTTCTCTTCAGCGGCTTGCCGGCCCTCCGGATCGAGATCCTCCAACCGGAGGGCCCGACCCTCAGGAGCCCTGGGGCGTGGCTCCTTCTTCGCCATCAGTCCGTGACGACTTCAGGCGCACGCCTCTTCTGGATCCGCCCATTGCGGACGACCTCTTCGTAGCGGACCTCAGCCTGGTCGGTGAAGCTGCCGTGGGCGAACTCCCCGAGCATGGTGGGGGCGTCGATCCAGGCTGCCGAGCCGACATGGGCGCGCTCAGCCATGGTCTCCTCTGGCATCTTGAACTGCACGTTGGGATCAACATGGTTGATGCGCCCAGGAGCGGACACCATGAATTCAGTCATACCCCTGGTGAAGTCAGACGGGATGTCCGTGTCAGTGCTGACGCCCTCCTCAAAGCGGAGCGGGCCACGCTGTCCCGGCCTATTCGGCCCCATGGTCACGTCGTAGCTGTAGCGGCCCCTCTCCGGGAACTGCGGTTCTGGTCCTAGGGACATGAGCTCTCCTCCCATCGCGGGTTGATACGAGGCTAGGTCCAGGGCACTACTCCCCCTGTGACACCCAGTACCCTGAAGGTGTGGCCGACTCCAACCAGTGGGCGCAGGACACCTCGATGTACCGGGCTACCGGCGGCATCCCCACCGGGGGAGGGCAGAGCCCCTACGCCTCCCAGCTGGGACTCCAGTCAGCAAAATCCTCCCTGACCTCCCAGCTTGAGCCGGCGATCGCCCAGGGTGCTACGACGCTGAACGACGTTGTCGGCTCTGCCTTGGGTGGGCTGTCCGGGCTCGTCGGGCAGAACTCGCCCACGGCGTCGCCTGGATCTCCACCTCAGGGACCATCATCACCTGGCTCATGATGGTGGCGCAGGCCAAGCTGTCGACGTAGTCATCGTGGACGCCTGCCTCGTCCGGGGCCTCCACGATCATGTGGGCCCCCCGGTAGGTTTTTTCCACGTCCACCATCTGCTGGCGGAAACGGCGCCAGACCTTGGTCTTCTTGGCCTTGGGGTGAGCCGGCCAGGCCAGGAGTCCTCGCTGTAGCAGCTGCTGGAGATGCTTCCAGCGGGCGGATTGATCAGGCAGCTGGGACGACAGAGGTTCCACCTGTATGCGGGGCAGGAGTCGCTTGAGCCGGTCTGCGGCCACGTCTCCCACTCCCTGAGCGTCGACACCCACCGACACAATCGAGTAGTTGCTGAAAAAATCCACGATCCTGAAGTACTGGTCCTCCCACTCCTCACCGTGCATCTCCAGCCAGTTCAGGATCCGGTGATCGTACAGACCCAGTTCGTCTGGGCGATCCCAATCGACCCACAGGACGGTGGCGACAGTGCTGTCCATTTTCCTGGCGAAGTCGATGCCAGCGACGAGGGGAGATCGGAAGTAGGCCGTGACGATGGGCATGGTGGCATCACCGAGCTCATCCATTCGACTCTCGGTGATGAGCATGCCGCGCTCCAGGAGCCACTCCAGCCGGTAGTTGAGTCGAAACTCATCGCTGTCCTCCCCTATACGCTGGGCTTCTCCCCGAATGTAGGCCGCGTAGTTCCGATTAAACTTGGCGCAATATCTCCAGTCATACCGGAAATGATTTTTTCTGCCGCCGCGTCGTAGCTCCTGGCGACGGTTGTGCTGGATGGTCTTGTAGAAGACTCCTTTGACGATGTCCGGAGTGCCGGTCATGACCATGGTCGCCAGGTAAAAGGCACCCATGGGAGTGATGGATTTATTCAAGACGTACTCATCCACCGACTGGGACTCGTCCACAAAAATGACATGGTAGGACTTGGACTCGATTTTTGCCCGAGGGTTAGCAGTCTGCATGGCACAGAAGGACTGACATTTTTTCAGCCGCACCCTGCGGGAGCCAGGCTTGACCTGGTCATCGATCTCCGGATCCTCCAGCATCTCCAGGGCCCGCTCACTGGTCAGACGGTCCACCACCCGACCGAACAGGGTCTCCACCTGCTGCTCCACCGGGGCGAAGCAGCCGATCATCACGCCCTTGACGAATTTCTGGAGCGGGTCAAACTCTGGGAACATCTCAGCCAGGCGGGGCAAGAGGATCATCAAGCTGGCGGCGACGTTGGCGACAACCTCCGTCTTCCCCGACTGCCGGCTGAGCTCCCCCGTGATGGTGGCGCCGTCACCAGAGACCACGGATTCGATGATCCTCCTGCCGAGGGCCTCCTGGTAGGGGAACATCTCGACGCCACTGAAGATGACGGTGAACTCCCAGATGCGATCGACCAGCCGCGCCAC